AACTATACAAAACAATATACTGGTTACTATGAGACAGGTTATACCAGAGCATATGCTAACAACTTTAACAAGAACTATCTAAAACAGTATTCAGGTCAGTACGCTACATCATATACAAAAGCGTATGCAGGTAACTATACTAAGACATATTCAGGTCAATATGCAACTACCTTCTCAGGTCAGTATGGTACTAACTATACAAGACAGTACACTGGTAACTATACCAAGACATATTCAGGTCAATATGCAACTACCTTTACAGGTCAGTATGGTAGAAACTACACCAAGCATTATACTGGATACTATACAACAAACTATACAAAACAATATAGTGGAACGTATACTAGAAACTATCAAAAAGCATACACTGGTAACTATACAAAAGCATACTCAGGTCAGTATGGAACAACATTCGTAGGTCTGTATAATAGAAACTACCTGAAACAATATACTGGTAATTATGACAGACAATTTGCTGGTACGTATGAGTCTCAGTTCTCTGGTACGTATACAACAAACTATACAAAGCATTATGCAGGTAACTACGAAAGAGGTTACACTGGTTCTTATGATTCTCAGTTTAGTGGAACATACGGTACTAACTATCAGAAAGCATATACAGGCAACTATGATAGAGCATACTCTGGAACATATGAAAGTCAGTTCACAGGTCAGTATAATAGAAACTATACTAAGCAGTATACTGGTAACTATGTAAAACAATACTCTGGCGATTACGTTGGATCATATACTGGTCTGTATACAAAACATTATCAGAAAGCATACACAGGCAACTATGTAAAAACTTATGAAGGTGTGTTTGCTAAGATATGGCAGAAAGCATATCAAAAAGCATACCAAGGTAACTATGTAAAAACTTTCCTTGGTCAGTATACAAAGCAATGGACTAAGGCATATCAAAAAGCATACATTGGTGCATATACTAAAACATATACCGGACAATGGAATAGAGTATGGTCTAAAACGTACACGAAAGCATATGTAGGACAGTATGAGACCACGTATACGGGCGTGTATACATCTAACTATAGTAAACAGTACACTGGCTACTTCGAAAGCGTTTATACAGGATATTACGAAAGAAGATTTGCTGGAGCATTTGCTGCACAATATGTTGGTACCAGAACATACACAGGTCAGTATGCCAAAAACTATACAGGTCAGTTCTCAAGAAACTATCAAGCACAATATGCAGGCAGCAGACAGTGGACTGGATTGTTTACAAGAAACTACTCAAAAGACTATGTACTGAGTTGGGTCAAAGCATATGCTAAACAATACGAAGGTACTAGAACATACACCGGACAATATGCTCAACAGTTCGAAGGTGCATTTAACAGAACTTATATCTCAGTAGCTTGGATCAAAGCATATGCTAAACTATGGTCTGGATCAAGAACATACTCAGGTCAGTACAACGGTCAATATACTGGTTACTATGCAAACACTTGGACTAAAACTTATGAAGGTGTTTACATTGGATACTATGACCAAGCATTCGAAGGTGCACATAACTATGTTGGACACTATGAAGGACTATACGTTGGCCAATATGTAAAAGCATACCAAGGTGAATATGTTGGAACATATCTTGGTCAATACTCAAAAGAATATGAAGGTCAGTTTACAGGATACTTTGGCCAACAGTTTACTGGAACATATCTTGGCGTTTATGAAAAACAATGGTCTAAGGTTTGGGAAGCTCAGTATACAGGATACTTTGCAAAACAATACGAAGGTGCATACATTGGTTACTATCAGAAAGCATGGGCAGGTAACTATATTGGTCAATACACTGGAACATATCTTGGTCAATACACTGGAACATTCGAAGGTGTATTCAATACAACATACCTTGGCCAATATGTAAAAGCATATGAAGCTCAATACACTGGAGCATTTGAAGGTGTATTCACTCAACAGTTTACTGGATCATACATTGGTCAGTACACAAAGGCATATGCTGGTAACTACGAACAACAATTCACTGGATACTTTGCAAGACAATACGAAGGTGCTTACACTGGGTACTTTGATAGAGATTGGATCAAAGCATATGTTAAGCAGTGGACTAAACAATATGCAAAAGAATACGAAGGCATATATAACACCAACTATGTAAAACAATATGAAGGATCTTACTCACATCAATGGGTCGGTCAGACTGTAATGGATTCTTCAACAACTGTAGCAACATTGAAACTCTGGGTAAGAGTTAGCTAACTGTTGACTTTATAATTAATTGCCTGTATAATGCAGGTCAAAAGGAAACTTATATTATGAATCGAGAAGCAAAAATTCCTGAAGGAGTAACTATAGACAAGCCAGAACCAGAGGTAAGGAAAGGTACCTCTATACCTGACTTTGAAGTAGATCCTACTTTACCAAGAATTGTATATCCACATTACACAAACAATGACAAGACTGAGCTTGCTTGTACGTTAATTAGACCAGATGGTTCAGCACATATGGAGAAAGGTATTCCTGCTGATCCAAACCATCCATTGTTTAAAGACATTGAGAAACAATACAGGCCAGAAGAGATTCAGCACAATACCAACAGACAGATTCAGATTGAAACTAAAACTAATGAAGCTGCAAAAGAACAAGAAAAGCAGGCAAGAAATAGTAAAGCCAGAGAAGATATCTGGGAAATGAAAACAACTATGTTAGCTTTGGAACCTCTTAAAGAAGAATGTAACAAAGAGTTTAGACGAGCTATCAGAAAAAGTAAAACCATCATCGAAGCTCAAGCATATGGTATCGCAGCTATATTGAGGTCATATGATTCCAAAGGAAAGTAGAGGATACTTAATAGTAGCAACTCTATCTAAGTCGTTTTATACAGGCGCAGTAGAGTGTATCAAGAGTCTTAAAGATGAAGTACCGGATGCTCAAGTAGCATTCTTTACACATGAGATGTATATAAAGGATGAGGACAGACATTTGTTTGATCATTTGTTTACTCCTGCACCAGTACATAATAGAGCAAAGCTATGGGCATTGCCTATGTCGCCATTTGAGTATACAACATACTTAGATGCAGACAGCTTTGTTTGTTCTGATGAGATAGAAGAAGTCTGGGAACATCTTGATAATGCTGGCGATGATGTAGATGTTTTGATGTCTGAGAACAGACCTTACAATGCTAAGGTAGTTTTGTTTCAAGACAAACATCAAAACAATGGTGAGGCTAGAGAGTTAAACCATTGGGACCAAGAACATATTGATTTATATTTGGACGGTAAAGCTCATATATTCAGATGGCACTGTGGCATGTTTACTTGGAGAAAGAATGAACGTACACAGAAGTTATGGAAGGAGTGGTTAAGATATTACAGAAACCATAATGAATCAACTGATGGTTCTGGTCAAAGAGATAAGTCTGGTGTTGACCCATATCCAAGGTCATTAGCATACTGGGACACATTTGCTTTTTGGAGAGTGTTACATGAACAACCAGACTTAAAGATTAACATTCAGCGTATGCCTAAAGACGCTAAGTACAATTACGTAACAGGCTACAGAGAAACTGAACTGAGATATGGCGAAGAGTATGCTGTATTTCATTACACGATACCACCTGAGTTGGTACATGAGGAAACTTATAATGAGACAAATATTGACCCTACCTGCGGATCTCTTGACCTCCTTAAATGAGTATAAAGATTGGATCCTAGCAAACAGACCAGATAAGAATTTACCTAATTGGCAATGTAAAGGCAAGTTTATAAAAGAAGGCCGACCTGAATATGCAGCATCGTTAGAATGCTTGAAATCTACACCAGCAGAATCACACAATGGATTTCCACCAGATTCATTTGGTTATGATCTCAACATGATGTCTATGCAACAACAACTTGATAACAATGATAGCTTAACACCCGAAGAAAAAGAATGGGTGAAGAAGTATAAAGAAAAAAGTGACTGGGTAGATGAAGAAATAGGTCACGCAATTGGTTTTAAATTCTGTGCATTGAAAATGTTTTATCCAGAAGATGGATACATTGCATGGCACACTAATTGGAACGTACCTGGTTTCAATTGTTTATTTACTTGGTCAGATGGTTCTGGCTATTGGCGTCACATAGACAGCTCAAATGAACCAGAAGGTTCTCTCAGAGCAGATCCAGATAAACATTTAGTTCATATACAAGACGTAGATGGTTGGCATTGCAAACTTGGTTATTATGGTGAAAAGCAAGAACATAATAAAATTATGTGGCACGCAGCATATGGCGGTCCAAGAATAACTTTAGGTTTTGTAGTTAAAGACCCAGCTATCTGGGAAGACATTGTTGACGAACTTACAAGTGGGGAACTCTCTTAGTCGTCACAATCCTACTAGATACATTATATCTTTTTTTCTCTAAGGGTTCAACAATATTGCTCTTGTCAATATTATCTATAGCCTCAAGCGCAGGCTTGTAATCACAATAATATATCATCCACAATTCGTTTTGGGAATAAATAACCTTAGAGACAAAGCCTTTGATGCCTCTTACTTTTTTAGTTTTAGAAATAGTATACTTTAGAAGTTTCTCATCAGTTGCCATAATGTCGCTGTAAAACTCTTCAGTATTGTCAAATGCATTCCAATAGGTTTGGAATTGATCGATTAGTGCGTATTTGTAATCTGTTCTTAGTCTCATAATTAATCCTCGTGTCACTTGTGTTATAAATACAAGGGTACTTATAATAGTATTTATATTGGAGTTATAGATGGGAACAAAAGTCAATATCGTAATTGATCAAGGTACAGATTTTGCTACCACAGTATCATTAACAAACGCAGAAGGAGCACAGTTAGATTTAACTGGCATGACAGCTGCGTCACAAATCAGAAAAACTTATTCCTCTTCTAACTCAACAGCCTTTACAACTGCCCTGGCCAATAACAATGGCACTTTGACGCTTTCCCTTAATAATTCTGTAACATCATCTTTATCAGCAGGCAGATATGTATATGATGTTGAGCTGACAGATGCATCATCTGTTAAGAGTAGAATATTAGAAGGAATGGTTACAGTCACACCGGAGGTAACCAAGTAATGGCAAATACACTTTTTAACAATCAATCAACATCAATAAAAGTTAATGTTGGACAAACTGGATCCATTGGTGGAAACCAAGGTGGTGATCCTGTAACATTAAGAACGTCTGCGTCAGGTAAATCAAACATAGCAGATCTAGATGACGTCAATGATGCAACTCTAGTAGACGGAGGTACATTAGTATATGAAGCGTCTTCAAATAACTATGTTTTGAAGAATCCTAATATAGACGGAGGAACATTTTAGTGTCTGATTCTATTATTCAAATAAAACGAAGTACCACTCAAGATACTCCGTCAAGTCTTGCGAATGGTGAATTAGCTTATTCCTATTCATCCAACAGCTTATTCATTGGTAATCCAAATGGAGACTTATTCAAAGTACTCGATACTGGATCGGTTGGTAGTAAACTAAGTCATGCCAATGGCACACTAACAAACTCTGCTGCACTTGTAACTAATGCTACAGGTTATGTTGATAATATTAAGACATTAAATATTACAACTGACGGAACACAGACAGCAAACATCATCAATGCAGTTAACATTACTGCTGGTGATCTTTCAATAACAAATTCAGTAACAGTATCTAACACACTAACAGTTAATGGAGATATTGTACTAAGAGGTGCATCATTACAACTTGGTGATGGTGGTGATACTATATCACTTGGTGCATCAGTTAACTCACATATCATTCCATCATCAAATGGAAACTTTACACTTGGATCATCAGATAAAACATATTTGAATCTGTTTACTAATGTTGTGACCCTAAGTACTGATCCGACAAATGCAATGGAAGCAGCAACAAAACAATACGTTGATAATATTGAAGCACAGTTAGGTGGTAATAGTATTGTTATAGGACCTCCAACAGATGGAGCATATTCAAACGGTAAAGGAACATCAGCAGAAGGTGCAACAATTGAATTAGCAAACACAACTAAGATTGCTGACTCAGTTGACATATTGAACGAAGTAATGTATAACGTATACACAAATAATTACGTTAGAGACATAACAGTAACTTGTACTTCTGGAAACACAGGTGGTACTCCACTAACAGCAACACTAACATTGGACGTAACAGGAAATGCTACTCACTACGATATTAATTGGGGGGATGGTTCATATACTAATAACACTACTGATAGTACGCCATCTCATACGTACACAGACAATACTAACTCACCATTTGACGTTACTGTAACAGCTAGAAATCCAAATGCAAAAGGATCTGGTAATTCAGCAACGCATTCGGTAACAGATTTAATTACACTATACACAGCAGATCCAGGTGCAGCATTCCAGATCTATAATGCATCATCTGGTGGCAGTGTTATTACAGAAGCAAATATCAACCAAGCAATATATCTACTTAACACATCTACAAATGCAAACGATGTTGTAGCAACATTTAATGCTAACTGGGGTGATGGTAATTCAGATGCTATTGCTAATACAACAGTTGCTGGTGGTACACAAGGTGCAAGGTTAGCACATACATATACAAGTGGAACAGGTACTGGAACTAATACAATTACGTTCTCTATCAATTCACATGCAACAGCAACACCAAGTGCAACACCAGTTTCAACAACTGGAACAATAAAGATTTTCGATACAGGCATTGCAGCCCCGAATGGTTTATCAAGCAAAAACATCACATTAACAACCGGTTCGTCTGGATCGGACGTAAGAGTGGCTCATGGGTTTGTAGACCACACAAGCGGTGTAACAACATTATCAGCAGGTGATACTTGTACAAGATATACTGGAGCTGGTACTCGAACAACATCGGGGACTGCAAACTCTACACCATTCTACAACGGTGATGCAGGTGTGCTAAAAGCGTATGTAGATGGATCAGAAGATGGATCAATAACTCTATCAAGTAGCAACAATGTTTCTACATCTGGTGGTTTGGTCCTTCACTCAGACGTAGACTTCTATAACTTTAATGCAAGTGGATCAAGTGTATCTGCTGGACAAAGAATATATGCTCCAGGTTTATATGCTGGTCTAAAAGCTAGAATATCTAAGTCTACATTATCTCCAGGTGCTCATACATTTATGATGAGTCATAGTACAACTGGTAATACAGCAGTAGTACAATTCATGGAAGATAGTTTAACTGGAACAGCGGTTGTCAATTGTACAAGCACAACAGTTACTCAAAACTCAGCAGGAACATTAGCATATGTTTCTGGTATACCATACTATACTAACGATGCAGTATTGAATGTTGCAGGTGTGTTAGTATCTAATGTTGCAGGTCAAACATATAGAAATACAACATCACCAGTTCAAATAGTAAGTGGTACTAATACTGAAAGTGATAGTGGTGGTGCAATCAATTCACAAAGTAAGACATATGCACAGGCATTCCCAGCATCAACTCTTAATAGTGGTTATCCAAAAGCAAACACAGGTCTATCTGCAAACGTAACATTAGAAACATTCCAGATTAATGTTGCAGGTGGTGGTAGAAATGTAGAAGGATTTGGTATCTATGTTAAGAATGTTAATGGTAATGGTTCAACTATACAAATGGCCAATACACAAATACAAGCATACAATGGTCATTCATCTGGTGTAAGAGAAGACCTTATATCTGTTTCAGATTCATTAGGTGCAACCTATGACGATGATGGAAAAAGAATACATGGACTTAGTGGTGCCAATCCATCATTCAGTAATTCTACAAACTACTACACAGGTAATGCTTGGTCAGGTGCTCAAACAATAGCAGGCACAGACGAAGCAGTAGTTAGATTTGGAACATTGAAACACTATACACAAGACTTATCATCTGGTTATCTACCAGTAGGTCCAGACCTAAATACTGGCAGGTCAGGAAGACAATACTTTACATTTGCATTCAGAAGATCAGCAATGGCTAACTTTACATTGACAATGTCTGGTAAAGTTTCATCAATGCAAATAGCAGCACCAAATACTGCTATCGATGATACTTCAGATTCAAATGGATGGTTAAACTGTTCAGCAGCATATGCTGGTTCAGGTACACCAGGAGCAAATACAACTGCTGGTGGTAACGGTTCAGATGGATGTGCTTTCACATCTGGTGATATAGTAGTAGATGGCACTACATATTCAAACGAAGACTTTACATTTACTCTTGGTGACCAAAATGGTACAGGAGCATTTGGTAATCAAATATTAGTGAGGATCGGATTAGATTCTGGTGACTCCGTAACAAGTATGAGTATAGCATAATGGCAATTACAGACGCAAAAAAAGTAGACCTCTTATGGAAAAAGATTGGCTTTGGTAAAGCTAAGACGGATACTAATGCTGCTAAGAAAGCTGCTAACGAAAGTATCGTATCAGAATTCATTATCAAACCAACAAGTATTTGGTCAGACACATCTTCAATAGCATCAACAAAACCAAGTGCAAATGCTGGTATTACAATCGTCTATGATGAATTAGAAACAACAGAAGACGGAACATCTACAGCAAGAAGAACTTGGAAGACAGGAGTTATCAATTGGATCCCACCAACATTTGGTGCAACATATCAACTAAAAGTATATGTTGATTCTGCTGGATCTGGTAACCCTGCATCTAATGGTGCACAGCTTTTTGAAACTGGATCCGGTAACAGTGACGAATGGTACTTTGATTATCAATCAGGTACACTTCATTTCATAGGAACCAATCTACCTGGCAGTGTGACTTCAGGTAAAAGCATATTTGTTTCAGGAGCTAAATATAATGGTAATACTCTCAATACTGGATTGTCAACAACATTATACAATGCAACTATTGATAGTTTAGCATCACCTCTGAAGACATCAGATGGTGGTACAGGATTAAATACGTTCACTGCTAAAGGAGTATTTTATGCATCTAATACTTCTACTATGGCTCAAGCCACAGGTACAAATGGACAAGTGATGCAATTAGATAGTAATGATACCCCAACGTTCGATGACTTGGACGGAGGGACTTATTAGGGAACTTTGTTATGAGTGATAATGATTTTGATTTAAGTGATTTGCAGATGGTTACGCAATACGTGCAAAACCAGCAGGAAATAATAAATGACTTGATAGAGAAGAATATGCAACTAACAACAGAGGTGCAAGTTCAACGTCTTCAAATCAAACAGCTGGAAAGTATAAATAACCATAAGGTTAAACCAACAAAGAGAATTAGTGCGTTTAAACAAGAGCGTTTAAACAATCAAAAATTAGATTAAAATAGGAGATCACGATGGCATCAGTCATTAAATTAAAAAGATCGAGTACCTCGAGTGCTGTTCCTTCGTCACTGGAGACCGGTGAATTAGCGATTAACTTAGCTGATAAGAAACTGTTTACAGCAAGAGCGAATGGACAGGTAGTCAGTGTATCCGGCGATAACTACAATATGGTCCAGAGTGGTAACTCTACTCAGGGTACAATCACATTAACTGTTGACAATGCCTCACTATCAAATGACTCCATCGTCATTGCAGGTACAAATGGTACAGTAGTATCTGGTAACTCAACACAGGTAACAGTAGACTCTACTACTTACGTATTATCACAAACTGGTAACTCATCTGTTGGTCAGATTGTTCTTACACCTTCAAATGGTGGAGACAGCTCTGCAGAAACATTAACAGTTACAGGTGCTAATGGAGTAATCGTATCTGGTAACTCTACACAAATGACAATCACTGGTGAGGACTATGACCTCGCAGCCGGTGGTACAGCTTCTACTGGTACATTGGTACTTTCAGGTGGTGGCGAAAATAACACAGTAACATTAAACGGTGGTGATAACATCACTGTAACAAATACTTCTACTTCAGCAATTAGCGTATCATTAGACGATACAGTAGAATTATCCAATACAGGCACATTGCATGTTGGTACTCACGCATCTAATACTCATGTAAGCAAAGATGCAGTAGTAGTTAAAACTGCAGCAGCGACTGCAACATATGGTCACTCAAATGTAGTAATTAACTCTGATGGTGCTAACTTGAAAGTTGGTAACTCAACTAACTTCTTTGCAAGTAACACAACAGCTGCAAATACAACAACCACCGTAAACATTTCCAATGCTACGGATTCATCTTCAAACACTTCAGGTGCTTTAATAGTAGCTGGTGGTGCTGGATTTGGTAAGTCTGTAACGATTGGTGAAAATTTAACAATTCATGGTAACTTCACAGTTGATGGTACGACCACAACAGTTAATAGTTCAACAGTAACAATTGATGACGCAGCATTAAAGCTAGCAGATAATCAAGGTGACACAAACACATTTACTGATTCAGCTGACTTTGGTTTCTATGGTGAGTATGGTAACACATCTAGCTTATTCTATTCAGGTATCTTCAGAGATGCATCTGCTAACGTATTCGTTGTAGTGAATAGTATTGGTACAGAACCAGGTGCAACAGTATCTTATAATGCTGCTAACTCAACTAACTCAGGAAACTTAGGACAACTTGACGCTATTATAGATGGTGGTAGTTACTAATTAAATTAGTTAAGCCCCTTATATAAGGGGCTATAAACTCGCTCTATATAGAGCAGTAAGAGGAACTAGATAGATGGCATCTGTAATAAAGATCAAGCGTTCCGCCGTAAGTGGGAACGTCCCAAGTAATTCAAAACTAGCCGATGGCGAATTTGCAATCAATACCGCTGATGGTATTGTTTATTCTGCCAACTCGACTGCAGTTTTTGAAGTAGGTGCTAATCTTAATTCCTTATCCGTAAACGGTCAATCCTTTCCATCAGAAGATGGTGATAATGGTAAAGTACTTTCTACATATGGTAACGGTACAATGTACTGGGCATCAAGTAGTGATGCTACCAATATTCAAACATTCAAAAGATTCTCTTTCTTAGCATCCGCATCACAAACTAATTTTGCAGGTAATGATGTTGATGGACAAAATTTATCTTATACAGTAGGATCTGGTTTAACTGTATACATTAATGGTATTCTACTAGAGGATACACAAGACTATACTGCAACGAACTCAGCAAATGTTATTTTAACATCTGGTGCGTCAGCAAATGACGTTGTAGACATATTTGCATTCAATGCTGGATCAGCAAATAATATTACAATTGCAGCAAATAATAATGTTGGTATTGGAAATGTAAACCCAAGTACTGCTTTGGCAGTTGGTGGTGAAGCATACATAAGTGCTAATGTAAAGTTTGGTGATGACATCTTAGATTCATCAGATAGAGTATTTAAAGTTTACTACGCCAATGGCGATGTGGCGTGGGGTTAAGGAGAAACCATGGGAAGTAAAGCAAGACACTTAGCAGATTTGATAGCAACAGGATCCAGAGGTAAGTCTGTAGGACATGCTTCCGTTGGTGTGAAATCAGATAAGAACCCATCACTTACAAGAATGGGACAAAATAAAAATGACGATATGGTGGTTGCAAATACATCATCAGGATTCGTTGGTATACAAATGACAAATCCAGAAAAGACATTACACGTCAATGGAGATTTAAAAATAGAAACGACATTATATGACGATAATGATAGAGCTTTCAAGGTCTATTATGCAAATGGTGACGTTGCTTGGGGGTAGATAAATAGTATTATGGCTTATCCAACTAACAAAGCACAATTCAAAGAACACTGTCTTAGAAGGCTGGGGAAACCTGTAATCGAAATAAACGTAGACGAAGATCAAGTAGATGATAGAGTAGACGAAGCTATTGATTACTATTGGGACTTCCATTACGATGGAATCGAACAGTGTTTCTATAAGTGGCAAATAACTGAACAAAACAAAACAGACAGATACCTAACTGTTCCAGAAAACATTGTAGGTGTTGTGGATCTATTTGATATCGGTGATGCTACTAGCACAAACAACCTTTTCAATATTAGATATCAGATAGCTCTTAATGACCTATATGATTTATCAAGATATGAGTTGGTGCCATACTATATGAACTTTCAAAATATTAGAATGATTGAAGAAATCTTAGTTGGTAAACAAACATTCAAATATAACAAACACGCTAACCAATTACATATTGAGATGGATTGGAATAGAATCAATGCTGGTGATTACATTATTGCCAAAGCATATAAAATTATGAATCCAGAAACATATGCTGATGTATACAAAGACAGATGGTTATTGAGATACGCTTCAGCATTAATTAAAAAGCAATGGGGAACAAACCTTACTAAGTTTGAGGGGATGCAACTACCTGGTGGTTTAACATTTAATGGCGGCAAGATATATGACGACGCCGTAGCGGAGATAGATAAACTAGAGGAAGAAATCAGAACACTACAGTATCCTCCAGAAGATATGATAGGGTAGTATTATGGCTACTAACTTCTTTTTCAACAACTTCGAGAACTCGCAAGAGCAATTGCTTATCGAAGATTTATGTATTGAGGCAATCAAGATACATGGTGTTGAAGTTTACTACCTACCTAAGACATATGGTGATTATGATTACCTATACGGTGAAGACGACTTAGGAGTATTCAAAGAATTCCACGAATGCGAAATGTACATTAACTCTGTTGATGGGTTTGGTGGTGAAGGAGACTTCTTAGGTAAGTTTGGTTTCGAGATGAGAGACCAATTAACTATGTCAGTAGCAAGATTCTCATTTGAGAATAACGTAGGACAACCAGCTAGCATTGTAAGACCAAGAGAAGGAGATATGTTATACTTCCCTCTAACTAAAGGTCTATTCACTATTCAATTTGTAGAACACGAACCAGTATTCTATCAAATGGGTGCTCTACAATTCTATGAAATGAGAGCAGAGAAGTTCGAATATGCTGGTGAAAGATTAAACACAGGTATTCAAGAGATAGACAAGTTAGAAGATAACAAGTCTTTCGATATTGGTTTAGAATCACAATGGATGATGGAAGGTACAACTGGTATGGAAGAACCTATCCATGATCAATCAGGTGAAAGAATATTACTTATGGGTTATGCAGAAAATGACTTAGATGAAGTTGCAGCTGCAGAGAATACATTCTTAGAAACAAAAGCAGACAACTTTATTGACTTTACAGACAAGGATCCATTTAGTGAGGGCGGTACGTACTAATGTTAGGTCACGACTATTATCACGAATCGATTCGTAAGTATGTTATATACTTCGGTACTTTGTTTAACGATTTACATATCAAAAGAAGAAACACTGATGGTAATGTAATTCAAAACATTAAAGTACCAGTCACCTATGCACCTAGAGAAAAGATGACTTCGAGGTTAGAAGGCAACTTAGATTTACAAAACCAAGAGTCAATACTATTACCAAGAATTTCTTTCGAGATGGTATCATTACAATATGCTGCAGAAAGAAAACTAAATACTCTTAATAGATTCACTAAAACTGATTCTACTGATGCAAATAAAAAGTTGAATATGTACCAGCCAGTACCATATGATATCAACTTTGACTTGAATTTATATGTAAGGTATGCAGAAGATGGAACTCAATTACTAGAGCAGATCCTACCTTTCTTCACACCTGAGTGGACAGGAACACTTAACTTAATTCCTGATATGGATATAAAGATGGACATTCCACTTGTTCTTCAAAGTATGTCTTCGCAAGATACTTACGAAGGTGATTACGAAACAAGAAGAGCATTGATATGGAACCTGAACTTTGTTATGAAGGCTTATATGTTTGGTCCAGTAACCAAATCATCTGTGATCAAAGAACCAGACGTAAGATTCTTCTCATCAAACACTTCAGGAGGGTATGCAAATACACCTTCTGCAGCAGTTAAACTGAAGCCAGGGTTGGATCAATTTAGAGAACCAACTACCAACGCACAAGCAAGTATTGCTGTGAGTGGCATCTTTGCAAATGATAACTATGCTGTAATAGCAGATTTTGAGGATTATTTTAATGGCGAAGACACCCCAACCTAACTTCGATAAGTCAGTAAGTAAACAAACTATTGACAATTCCGAAGACGATAAGATAGCAAAAGCATTAGACTTGGATCCTATCCAAGACTTTTTGCCTGCCGAAAAGAAAGAAGTAGAAGTTATCCATAAAGATGATAAGATGGAGAACCTTGAGAACGATTACAAATATGCTAGAGAGAATCTGTATAATGTAATTGAAAGAGGTACAGATGCTTTGAATGGTATCGTTGATCTTGCACAACAAAGTCAACATCCAAGATCATTTGAAGTAGTAGCTGATCTTATTAGAACCTTATCAAGTGCTAACAAAGACTTGTTAGATGTACAAAAGAAAATGAAAGACCTGCAGCCAGAAGCAGACAAACCAAAGAATGTAACAAATAATTTATTCGTTGGTTCAACAAAAGAGATTACAGACCTATTGCAAGGCACAGCCAGAACAATAGGTAAAAAGAAAAAATAATGGCTGATCATTACTTAGGCAATCCCAAACTCAAGAAAGCCAATGTTGAGATGGAGTTTACTCCTGATCAAATTCAAGAGATTGGAAAGTGTGCACGTGACATAGAATATTTCTGTGAACAATATATGAAGATCGTTTCTATTGATGAAGGTCTCATAGCATATGAGCCATATGATTACCAAAAAGAAATAATGCATAAGGTACAAGATAACAGATTTGTTATCTGTAAAATGCCTAGACAGACTGGTAAGACCACTACAATGGCTGCTGTCATATTACACTTTGCATTATTCAATCCAGATTTTAACATTGCTATTCTTGCTAACAAAGCTACAACAGCTAGAGAGATTCTAGGTAGAATACAATTAGCATATGAAGCATTGCCATGGTTCTTACAACAAGGTATTGTAGAATGGAACAAAGGTAATATTGAATTAGAGAATGGTAGTAAAGTATTTGCATCTTCTACATCTGCTACGGCAGTTAGAGGTATGTCAATCAACATGGTTTACTTGGATGAGTTTGCATTCGTACCTCATACAGTACAAGAAGAATTCTTTGCATCTGTATATCCTACGATCTCATCTGGTACATCATCACGTGTATTGATTACGTCTACGCCTAATGGAATGAATCTATTCTATAAGATATGGGATGATGCAGAAAAGAAAAAGAATGATTATGTGACAATGTCTGTAGATTGGTGGGACGTTCCTGGAAGAGATGAGGAATGGAAAGCACAGACAATTAGAAACACATCAGAAAGACAGTTCGCTGTTGAGTTTGAATGTGAGTTCTTAGGATCGAGCAATACATTAATCGATGCTAATAAGTTAAGAATGTTGACTTTTGATAACCCAATAAGGTATAATGATACGCTAAAGGTTTTTCATGATCCAATACCTGAACACATTTATGCAATAACTGTGGATACAAGTAGAGGAGTTGGCAACGACTACAGTGCTTTCGTAGTAGTCGATGTCACAGAGCCAACATATAAAGTAGTTGCCACATTTAGGAACAATACAATAGCACCAATGTTGTATCCTAAATTTATTGTGACAGCAGCCAAAATGTATAACGATGCAGTCGTGATGGTAGAGATCAATGACATCGGTGCCCAGGTTGCGGATATTATACATAATGAGTATGAGTATGAAGGTTTAATCAAAGCTCAGTGGAAAGGCCGCGCAGGCCAACTAGTGGGTGGAGGTTTCGGAGGTGGCGAAAGTCAGCTAGGTGTTAGAACAACCAGCTCTTTGAAAAGAATAGGATGTTCTTCTCTAAAGACAATTGTCGAGAACGATAGACTGATAATAAGTGATTTTGATGTTCTTTCTGAGTTGACTACATTTGTAGCTAACAAAAGAGGTACTAATTACGAAGCAGAAGACGGAATGACAGATGACCTTGCAATATGTTTAGTACTATTTGCATGGTTAACTGATCAAGACTACTTCAAACAATTAACGGATATAGACATAAGGAAGAATCTATATCGACAAAACGAACAAGCGATAGAGGATGAGCTAGTTCCATTTGGATTCATAGATGCAGGCACAAGTGCAGATGTATCACAAGACGATGATGAATTCAAGGGTGGAGAACTTGTTTCCTTTGAAGAACTTGATTTCGATGCTATTGGAACTATATATGAGCAGGAATCAGGCTTCTAATCTAAGGAATTATAAATATAACAGAGCTTATAATCTACCACAAATGAAAGGAGAATAAAATGCCATTTCAGGTCAGTCCAGGCGTAAACGTATCGGAGATCGATTTAACTACTGTTGTTCCAGCGGTTTCTACTACGGAAGGTGCCTTAGCAGGTGTTTTCAAATGGGGTCCAGTTGATACTCGTGTCTTAATTGACAGCGAGGAAACTCTTGCGGCCAGATTTGGAAAGCCAGTCACTGGGTTCAACCCAGAAACATTTTTCACTGCAGCTAACTTTCTAGCTTATGGAAATAAATTATATGTAACTAGAGTCGCTGATAGCGCTGCAAAGAACGCCGTGTCAAATGGTAGCTCAGCTGCAGAATATATTAGCAATGAAGATCAATTAGATTCTTTCACTCCAGGTTCAACAGACCACTTTGTAGCCAGATATCCTGGTGCACAAGGTAACTCACTAAGAGTATCAGTCTGTAGATCAGCGAATGATTATCTTGAGTCTTCAGCTAGTGCAACAATTTCAATAGCCGCAGGTGCAAACACAGGAACAACTTCAGCAGCACAAGGCTCTGGCGGTACTGGTCTAATCCAGGTCGGAGACAAAATTAAAGTTGGTAACAATAATCCAGATGTTGGAATTCATTACTTAACTATCTCTGCTATCGATGGTGCAAATGTATCTTTCCAAGACAAATATACAGGTGCAACTAACATCGCTTCATTAACATTCGACAGATACTGGGGTCATTATGATCTAGTAGCTGCTGCTCCAGGTACTTCTGCTTATGCAGAATCTAAAGGTGGTGCAGGTGATGAGATCCACGTAGTGGTTATCGATGAAGACGGAGACATCACAGGTATCAAAGGAAACGTACTTGAAGTATATGAAGGTCTATCAAGAGCAACTGACGCTAAGACAGAGTCAGGAGAATCAAACTGGTGGATCGATGTTATCGACGCACAATCAGGATGGATATACGCTAAAGGCGCACACGTCCTAGCAGCTAACACAACTGGTGCAAGTTCAACTGCACTAACCACAGAGAATGCAGTCTACGATTCATTGAAACTTGGTGTTGATTCATCAGCAGAAGGTTCAGTATCAGTAGCAACATTGATCGGTGGATACGACAAATACAAATCAGCAGAAGATGTTGATATCAGCTTAGTACTACAAGGTAAAGCATTAGGTGGAACTAACGGAGAAACTCTAGGTAAGTATATAATTGATAACATCACAGACAAGAGAAAAGACTGTGTTGCATTTATATCACCAGAAAGAGGCGACGTTGTTAATAACGAAAACGGAGAACGAGATGCTATCGTAGCATTTAGAAACTCTCTTACTTCTTCATCTTATGCATTCCTCGATAGTGGTTACAAATACCAATACGACAAGTATAACGATGTATACACATACGTACCATTGAATGGAGACATGGCTGGTCTAGCAGTTAGATCTGATGAACTAAGAGATGCTTGGTTCTCACCAGCTGGATTCAACAGAGGTCAAATCAAAAACATCGTTAAGCTAGCTTACAATCCTAAGAAATCTGATAGAGATATCTTATATCAAGCTGATGTAAACCCAGTAGTTACATTCCCAGGTCAGGGAACAGTACTATTTGGTGACAAGACATTACTTGGTAAACCAAGTGCATTCGATAGAATCAATGTAAGAAGATTGTTCATTGTTCTTGAGAAAGCAATTAGCACAGCATCTAAATTTACATTGTTTGAATTTAATGATCCGTTCACAAGATCTCAATTTAAGAACTTGGTAGAACCTTTCCTTAGAGACATTCAAGGTAGAAGAGGAATTTATGACTTCAAAGTAGTTTGTGACGAGACAAACAACACTGGCGAAGTAATTGATGGTAACAGATTTATCGGTGACATTTATGTCAAGCCAGCTAAATCAATTAACTTCATTCAGTTGAACTTCGTTGCAGTAAGAACTGGAGTTGAGTTTAATGAAATCGTAGGTCAGTTTTAGGACTAAATACTAATAGGAGTATCAAATGGCTTTTAATATTAATGAAATCAGATCACAGCTAACTCTTGGTGGTGCTAGACCTACCCTGTTCCAGTGTAATATCACTAACCCTGCGAACAGTGCCGGCGATTTGAAAACACCTTTCATGGTAAGAGCTTCTCAGGTTCCAGCGGCAACGTTGGGATTCATTGAAGTACCTTACTTCGGAAGAAAGACAAAGATTGCTGGTGACAGAACATTCGCAGAATGGACAGTTACTGTAATCAACGATGAAGATTTCCTAATCAGAAACGCAATGGAAGAGTGGATGCAAAACATTAACTCACACGTTGGCAACGTTAGAGGATTCGGAAGTGCTTCAGACTTGTCTTACAAATCTCAAGGTCAAATTACACAGTTTAGTAAAACTGGTGTACCGATAAGAGAATATACATTTAACGGTTTATTCCCAATCAACATTACAGAAATGGATGTTGCATGGGATGCTACAGACGTCCTTCAAGAATTCCAGGTCACTTTCCAGTACGATTGGTGGGAAGTTACTGGTGGTTCTACTGGAAACGCTGGCGGCAACTAAAACCAACTTTGAATTTAGGCTTCCTAAGGGGAGCCTAAATACTTTTATAACATGAGGTAATCAATGGCAGAACTATTCGGTTTTGAAATCAAACGTAAGGGTCAAGATGATCTTGGCTCATTTGTCAACCGTCAGGACGATGACGGTGCAGTAGTCGTCGCCGAAGGTGGCGCATATGGTCAATACATTGATCTAGAACAAACATCCAAAACAGAAGGCGAACTCGTTACAAGGTATCGAAAGATGGCCATGCAACCTGAGTGCGAAAACGCTATTGATGACGTAGTGAATGAATCTATTGTTTATGACTCAGACTCACACACATGCGAACTAAACCTCGATAAGGTACAGGTCAATCCTGCTATCAAAGAAAAAATACAAACTGAATTCCTAAATGTCAAAGACCTCTTGGACTTTGAACGTCAAGCATATGAAATCTTTAGACACTGGTACATCGATGGTAGAATGTACTATCATGTTGTTATTGACGAAAAAGATCCTAAAGCAGGCATACAAGAACTACGATATATTGATCCAAGAAAGATCAGAAAAGTAAGACAAGTTCAAAAGAAACAAAAAGGTTCAGGTCCTAACAGAATACAACTTACACAAACAAAGCAAGAGTATTACCTCTTCAACGACAAAGGTTTCAAAAGCGGTCCAGGTACAATCAATCCCGCTCAAGGTACATCGCAGGGCATTAAAATAGCCAAAGATAGTATATTGCATAACACATCTGGTCTTATGAGTGAGGACAACAAAATGGTCTTGTCTCATCTTCATAAAGCAATTAAACCTTTGAATCAGTTACGAATCCTCGAAGACGCAACCGTAATCTACAGAATATCAAGAGCCCCTGAAAGAAGGATCTTTTATATTGATGTAGGGAACTTACCAAAACTCAAAGCCGAACAGTATCTAAGAGATATGATGGCCAAGCACAAGAACAGAACTATCTACGATGCCAACACAGGTGAGATCAAAGATGATAGAAAGTTCATGACAATGTTAGAAGATTATTGGTTGCCTAGAAGAGAAGGTGGAAAAGGTACAGAGATCACAACTCTCCCAGCGGGCCAGAACCTAGGTGAGATGGATGATGTACTTTACTTCCAGAAGAAGTTATACAGATCATTAAATGTTCCTGTGTCAAGGTTAGAACCTGAAACCGGTTTCTCACTTGGTAGAGCATCTGAGATTTCAAGAGACGAAATCAAGTTTCAGAAGTTCATAGGAAGAATCAGATTAAAATTTAGTAAACTTTTTGAGCTAGCTTTAGAAAGACAACTTATCTTAAAAGGTATTATTACAGCTGAGGATTGGCCTCAGTTGAGAAGAGATATGAAGTTTGATTACATTACTGATAATCACTTCTCAGAACTAAAAGAAATAGAAATCATGAGAGAAAGACTCTCAACAGTGAACGACGTGGATCCATACCTTGGTAAATACTTCAGTACATCTTGGGTTAAGAGAAATATTCTTAGACAAACAGATCAAGAGATTGAAGATATGCATGCTGAGATGATGGCTGATACAGAAGCTGAGCAGGAGAATATGGATGAATACGGTCCTCCTCAAGCTGAAAATGGTGAAGAAGGTGCTGGATTTCCAGAAGCACCTCAAGACTAGAACTTTTAGATTATAAATATAGATGGAGATATTATGACAGAACCAGTAATACAAATGGTCGGTTTAGCGAATGACGATAAACCTAACAAGATGGCAGACATCTTTGCAGATGAAATGCAAGATCGAATTGGTGATCATGTACAAGCAGCTAAAGATGTTATTAGCAATAATCTATTTGGTACAGAGTTACCAGATCAAGAAGATGCCGAGTTAGAGGATATCGACAATGAAGTCGAACTAGAGCCAGAAGCAGAAGAGATGCCTGACCACGATGAGGTCGAGTACGAAGACGCTGAAGAAGTCGAAGGCGAAGAGCCAGTAGACTATGAGGCAGATCAAGAGGTTATAGAAGAACCTGCTGACGACTCAGAACCTTCCGAAGAGGAAGAAGAAAACTAAAGAGGAAACTATGAAATCATTAAGACAGATAGTCGAACTTAAAAAGATTGACATTATCCCAGATCCAGAATTCCAAGCTGGCGTTAGGGCTGATTATGCCAATCCTAAGTCAGACGGGGAAAGGAACTTTGTAGGTAAGCACTTAGACAATATCCAAAAGACTTTGCACCCTGCATTCAAAAACGAAGCAGAACAAGACGCTGTCTTTAAAGGTGGATCTGTCAACAAAGATCATTCTAAAAAAGCATCGTACAAAGATGACATGGATGTAGAAGTATACGAAGCTGCAATCCACTTTGTACAAGATAATCTTACAGAAGAAAATCTAGTAGCATTCAATAGCTTACTTGAAGAAGACTATGATACTGCTTTACAATTCGCAATGGAAGTTGCTGAAGAGTTGGAGGCAGAAGAGTAAGATGGCCAATATAATCAAACTAAAAGGAACAGAAGCAGCTTGTGGAGTTAACACAGGTGCAGCTTCTAATTTCGGATCCGCCACTATTGTTAGATTGGTTAATACCACTACTAGTGCTCATTTGGTGACACTAGAAGAGTCAGGCGGAACAGACATCGGTACATGCACAGTTGCAGCCGGTGAAGTAATATTCATTAAGAAGAACCCTACAGATAAAATTTTTGCAGCTAACGCAGGTGTTTTAGGAAGTGCGGTTAGTTTGGAGGGATAATGAAACTTATATCAGAACAGAATTTTGAAACCATCCAACCTTTAGTAGAAGCTAAAGAAGGTGGTGGTAAAGACTATTTCATCGAAGGTATCTTTTTACAAGGTGATATTGTAAACAGAAATGGTAGACAATATCCTATCGCTACTTTAGATAAAGAAGCAGAAAGATACACCGAAGAATTTATTAAGCCTAATCGTGCATATGGTGAGTTAGGACATCCTGACGGACCAACGATTAACTTAGAAAGAGTTTCTCACATGATTAAATCTTTGAATAAAGAAGGTTCTAATTATGTTGGGAAAGCCAAGATCATGGATACTCCATATGGCAAGATTGTAAAAAGCCTTATTGACGAGGGTGCCCAACTTGGAGTATCTAGTAGAGGTATGGGAACATTGAAGCAAACATCAGAAGGTGTTAATGAAGTACAAGGTGACTTCATGTTAGCTACTGCTGGTGATATTGTTGCCGACCCATCTGCACCAAACGCTTTTGTTAACGGCGTTATGGAAAATGTAGACTGGATTTATGACGCAGCGTCAGGAAACTGGAGAGCACAAAAAGTGATCGAACAGATTCAAAATGCTGGTAAAGTTAACTACAGGGAACTACAGGAACAGAAAGTTGCCGCGTTTGCCGCTTTTCTAAATACACTGTAGACAATTAAATAAATATAAATACTTTATAGTAATACATATGACTCAATCTCAAAGGAGTAAAAAATGGCTAATGAACTAGATAAGTTCGCTAACGACGAAATCAATGAAGCCGAAGCACAAGTTGAACTTGATGAGTTCAAGGCCAGTGGTGAGGATTCAAGCATCGCTGACCCAATCAGCACGAAGGACAATAAGAGACCTGCAGATAAAAAGGTATCTTTCACTCCTCCTGCACCTGGTAATGCGAAGGCAGAAAATGGTACATCCGTATCAAGCACTGATGGTCTTAAAGTAGAGAAGGGCAAAGCCCCTGCTCGTAGAGCTGATAAGAACGCATCAGATAAACCACAAGCACCTAAAGTTGCTACACCTGGTCAAGGTGGAGTAAAAGAAGACATCGACGCTATCTTTGGTGAGGACCTTGCAGAGGATCTCAGAGAGAAAGCTGAAACTGTATTCGAGGCTGCAGTCAATGCTCGTGTAAGCGAATATTCAAACGAATTATCAGAAGCATTTGACATTCAATTGTCAGAAGCTAAAGAACAAATGCAAGAAGAAATGGCTGAGAAAGTAGATGGTTATCTAAACTACGTAGCTGAAGAGTGGATGAAAGAGAATGCAGTAGCAATCGAATCATCTCTTAAAGTTGAAGTAGCTGAATCATTTATGGAAGGACTGAAAGGTCTAATGGAAGCTCATAACATTAAGCTACCAGAAGAAGCTGATTCTGATATCCTTGCAGACCTTAATACTCAAGTCGAAGAACTTGAAGCTAAGTTAGAAGAAGAAACTGTTGCTAAATTAGCAGCTGTTAAAGAAGCTGACCTAGCGGAACAAAAGTTAATTTTTGCTGAAGTCTCTCATGACCTCGCAGAAACTAAGATTGAAAAACTCCGTGCTCTATCGGAAGGACTTGATTATGACAGTATCGAAGATTATACTTCAAAGCTAAACATGCTTAAAGAATCTTACTTCGGTGCTCAACCTGCTGTTGCATCTTCAGTCGAAGACTCAGATCCTATAGATTTGGATGAGGAAACTCAACCTAAGTTAGAGGGTGGAATGGCTAATTATGCAGCCGCAATATCGCGAACTGTTAGAAAATAAACTTTCATATTTAAAAAAGGGGAAACCAAATGAACTTATATGAAGACTTACAATCTAAATGGCAGCCGATTATTGAGCACAGTGACCTACCTGAAATTTCAGATAGCCACAAGAAATCAGTAACTGCTGTTTGTTTGGAAAATACAGAGATTGCTCTTAAAGAGTCTCAGACTTTTAGTCCTCAGAATCTTTTAGAAGCAGCTCCTACAAACAGTACTGGATCAGGCGTAGATAACTACGACCCAGTATTAATCAGCTTAGTAAGAAGAGCTATGCCTAACTTGGTTGCTTATGACCTAGTTGGTGTTCAGCCAATGACTGGTCCTACTGGTCTTATCTTTGCTATGAGAAGCAGATACACCAACCAAGGTGGAGACGAAGCTTTTTATAACGAAGCAAACACAGGCTTCTCAACTCAAGTT